GCCAATTTCTTTATCTCGCCAAGGGGGACCGATTCCGTCCTCGCGCCTTGCGGTACTTTCACGATACCAAACGGTCCATTTTCCTGACCCCAACGCTCTATAAATTCTTTGGCGTAATACGGGTCGTATCCGACAGTCTCTACATCATAACGGCAGCTGTCGATATAACTTTGCAACTCGTCATAAACATCCATCATATCAAGGATCGTTTCATTCATAATGACGAGCGTACCTTCCTTCATAAATTCTTCATATTTCTGGCGCATTGCCATAGGAAGGTTGGCGAAGGTGGATGCTGTAATGTAGCACCTTGTTTTAACGCCAAAAGAACCGTCGCCAAGCGGAAATAGAAATGTAAATGCACAGAAGTCATCGCCTCGCGAAAGGTCGACGCCCATAGCACACTGCATGTTCCAATATTCCCGATGCTTGTGACACATAATCTCTTTGGTCGTGAAGTAATAAGTCAAACCTTCGCACGGAATCCCAAATCTCTTCGCAAGAATATCATTCTTTGTCGATGGGCTCTTTTCCATTCGCTCCTTATCGAGCTGGTACGTTTCGTACGTTACTGTTTTGCCCAGGTTGGGATTCGCTTTAACCCACATCCTCGGATCATTAACTTCTTTAATGTCATCGAGTTTGTAATGCCAGATGGAAACGTGTGGGTTATAATAAGTACCATTCAGGATATTATCCAACTCCATTTTGATCGTATCACCGACATTATTCCGAACCAGTCCTTCCGAAGAAGTGGCCAGAATCAGATAACCATCGAGTTTCGATGCGCCTTGCTCGATGGCACCAATGACGTCTTCGCGAATATCTCCCGACAGCCATTCGTCAATGGTTGCTACCTTGCAACGCAATCCTTGGAGTTTATCAATGGACATGGGGCGTGATTCAATAATCGATCCATTGATAAAGTTTTGGATACCCATCTTGGTTGAGGCCAGCTTGCATCTGTTTGCACGATCTCCTGTTGTGTTCTGCAGACTGCCGTCTGTCAGGAATTTAAACAGGGGGCCTCTGGATCTAGTAATTGCAGTCCTGATCGGAGACAAAGTCTCATCGCTCTGACGAATGGTCGGAGCAGTAACGATCTGGTCTGTTGTGGATGGATCCATGTTTAAGAAATAACTTTGAATGCATGCGTCATATACTGATTTCGCAGCACCACGGGCAACGATCAGATACTGTTTGGTGGTCAAACGTTTTAGCAGCGTTTTCTTTTCATAGCGAATTACGCCGTCGGGTCCAGTTACTGGAACACTACGTTCAACGTAATAATACCAACCAAATATTTGTTCAGCCCAAAGTTTAAAAGAATCCAGTAATACAAGAGGACTGCCGTCCGTTAGAGTCATTTCGCCTTCACAATATGCAATAAATGCCTCTGTTGGATCTGGGCAATAATATACGCCAGGATTCGCGATCAAACCATCGATTCGCTTCATTTCCAAGGCAATCTCTTTACATACCGGAATCTCTCCGCGCATTACTTGATCTCTAAACATTCCATAGTATTTTGGCGTGGCTGTGTTTGAGAGATTTGTCATTTACGCTTCCCCGTATGACGCTTTCTGCGCTCTGTATCTGATCCGGACCCAATTCTGCGTCTATATTCGGCGCGTGCTTCTTCAGCTGCTTTTCGAATAGCTTCTTTGCGCGCACGTTCCTCAAGCTTTTGCTGTTGCTTTTCTGCACGAGCTTCGTATTCAGCGCGTTGCCGTTCAATGCGAGCTTCTTGACGCAATTGCTGCATGTCTTTGCGAAGCTCGTATTCAGCAGCACGCCTTGCAGCCTTCTCGGCATCTCTGGCGTCACGTTCAGCATTCCTACGCTCCGCACGGGCATCGCGAGCCACCCGTTTGATTTCTGCGCGGTACTGTTTTTCATTGCGCCGCTCTGCTCGGACGCCGCGATTGGCAGCTTTGTTGATCGACCTGCGGCTTCTGGGTTCCCCATAAACTGGTGCAAGAAGATCGGTAACTTTTCCGTTGGAATATTGCCGCTTAACTTCATGGCCGTCTTCATCTTTATAGGTTTCGGTTACCGTTCCCGTCTGAGACTTCATACGGCTGTCTTGAGCTGTGCCATACAGTTTCTTGGTTGCTTCAAGTGCAGAAATACGAGCATTAAGATCAGCATCAGACAAGTGCTTGGTGGTTCTTCCGATCTTATATCTAAATTTGCCACGGTCGCCATAAATACGATCATAGCCCATCTGATTATTCTCGAGAACCAGCGCTTCGTATCGATCTTCATTATTCTCGCGTTCTGCCTCAGCATTGTAACGGTCACGAATTCTATTTTTCATGTTTTCACGTTTCTGCTGAGCTTTTGCGTCTCGTTTGTCAGCTCTATGGTCACGCCAACTAGCGACACGACCCTGGAGGCTATTGCGGTAAGCGGCCATACGTTTTTCGTCATCGATCTTACCAGCTGTCGTACCACGAGCAGCCATGCGGTTCTGGATATAAGACGAAGTTCCTTGTCCGACGCCTCTTATGATGCCTTCACCAATGGAAGCATTAATACGTCTCCTAAAAGACTGTTTTTCATTCCCAGACTGTTGCCTGGCGCGATTCTCCAAAGCAAGACGATCAGTGATACGCTGAACTTCTTTGTCGGAAATGCCTTTGTACTTCAGTCGCCCCTGCCTCGCCAACTGCATATGCTTTTCAAACAATCGCTCATTGCGTTTGCGTTCTCGGGCTTTTTGATTTGCTGGAGAATTGTATTCTTTCCAATTTGCCTGAGCTTTTGCGATTCCATGTTTCATGGCGCTGCTGAGCTTTGAAGCTGCTCTCATGTACGCGGGACTCTTGGGTTTTGTCGAACGCGGTTTTGAAGGCTTATTCGGATGCCCGAGTTGAGCATCTGTTCGAATGACTCCCCATTTCATACCTTTTACACCATAGTGCATCAGTTCATTTGGGTCGTCTGTTACTGCATAGTATTTCACGGTGTCGCCGCCTCCTTTTCTTCCAGGGCGGCTAATCTTTCTGCTTGTATGTTCATCCGCCATTCAAGCTCGGCAATCCGAGAATTATAGGCATCAGAAACAACAGAAGAGCCAGGCGGATCAAAAATCATACGAACCTTGAGATACATAAACTCTTTGACCATCTCGGCTAGCGTCAACCGATCTGTAAGTTGACCCCATGTTTCGTCGTAACCACTAATCCTGAAGCCATCGTCTGAAATAACGTCTAACTGATTGAGAATCGTGAAGAGCGAATTGATATGAACTTTAATTTCTTCATCATACGCTGTGATGTCATCTGTTAGTCCAAGCATCAACTTAATAGTTCTCAGAATACTATCATCAAGATTCACATTCAGATCCTCCTTTCCTGTTTATACCAACCATGGACAAGTGTCATTGATTGTTCTTTCAACTGGTAGCTTTGGAAGTAAACTTTCATCTCCAAAGTGGATAGCTTGATGGGTGTTAAACGACACGCAGATCAAATACTCAGGATCGAAAATCCAGCTCTCTGCATGCAGGAGGTCATTTGCTGAAATTGGATTCATGTGATGCACATAGATTCCATTTTGAAGCTCATAACCTTCAACCCCAAGGTCGCGTCCTTCGTCTCGTATGATCACATCACGACGAACGCGCTTCCATTCTGGAGATCTATAAAACTGTTGATTGAGATACCGGTCAAAGCCAAATGTGTCTGCTCCAACTTTGCCCTTCAATTGTAAATAGCGAAAACGTTCTTCAAAAGTTTTGAACTGTACGAGCTCCGAGTAGCATCTACTAGTCATCGGTAATGTGGGCACTGTATCTCCGCATCGCTTCAATGGCGTTCTTATACATCTCGGCCCTCTCCTGTTCATAAGCAATTGCTTTAGTCTTCGCTTGAAGCATCTCGTTCTCTTTGCGCAGTCGCTCCATCTCCAGTTTTTCCCTTTGCGAACCAAGTTTTAAGAAGAAAGTAGTTTCTTGTGAAGAAGCGGTGCCTTCGCGCAACCGTTTTTCAACAAGATCGTATGCATATGCGGTGAGCATTGCATCTCTGCCCTCCGGAGTCATTGCCGGAGGACGCTCAGGAATCAAATCCTCGGCATACTTTGCTTTTCTGGGCAAAGTAATCACGCTCCTTTAGGCCAAAAGTGAAAGCCTTGCATACGACCCTTATCAATCTCAAAAGTTTTGCTCAAAACTGATGCAGTTCTTTTAAGATTGATAAGGGTCTTGCTAGACTTTTGCATTATTATTTGGAGGTTTTATGGTGTTTTCATATGAGTTGCTGAGACTTTTAGGACGCGAAAAAGTGAGGAAAACGCAGTCCAAGCTAAACAAATAGCACAACATGGTTAAAGCCGCGGCAACTCATGTGAAAACACCATTTCAAAATTCAACCCCCGGAGATTTTTTGAAG